ACCTGGCAGGGCAGGGGAGTGGGCACAAGATATGATAATTATACGCTAGTGGTCGCCATTTTCTGTAAGTCGTTTTCACTGTTGTTCAGCTCTAGGCCGGCAACGGTATTAGCTCCCATGAGGTTTCGGGAACTCGACGAATCGAACGAAAGACCGGCAGTGTAGAAACAGGATTCTACAGGAAGAATCGTATTAAAAAAGATTCTGTTGTCGGTGCTGCCATTGGCGACAGATATGGCTACGGCCTCGGTGTATTTAGCAGTGCGCTTAATTAGGTTTTTTGAGATTTGACATCCTCTGGACTGTGTTAGTGCTACGCACTGGTCTACATTGATGAATTGGCAGTTATCAACAACTCCCCCTTGTGCAAATGACAGTCTAACTCCTGTACATGATTGTGTGCCAATAAATTGGCAGTTGCTCACCACCCCGGAAGAATTCTGAAATTCTATCATTGTGTCTTTTGCGTTAAAATAGCCCCTTACAACTGTTACTAAACTGTTAGGGGAATTAACCACATAAACACCCCTGTTACACTGGTCTGCAATATAATCATTGATCCAGATATTCCACACAGGATCTCCGGTAGGGGCCGGATAGATTTGTATTGCCGTACTGGCATTCACACACTCGCAACTATCAATATACACATCTCGCATATCGGTAGAGTTGTATATATTAAATTGTTGGCTGTCGCCCGTTGCATTGCCCAAACTGCTAATGCAGTTATAGAATCTAATAGAAGCGTTGCCGCTAATTCCAGAGGCTCCGCCGCTTGATTCGTCCAGAAGATACGACGAATAGGGGTTAGACGATTTATAATAACCGTCATGAATAATATTAGAGGTGTATATATTAATTGTGTTCACATATTGCGCAATTCTACGACCGCCAATGCACTGGAAATTATCAATAGTTATACGTTGTGCATACTGCACATTGAAAAACTGCTGCACATTTTCAGCGGTTGCCACAAAAGTGGCGTTACGAATAGAGAGGCGTTCCACAGGAGCGGTTGGGCTATCGCCCACAATATTTATACAGCCATTAGGGCCAAAGCTCACAACATTATTACAGAAGTCATAAGATGTGTGGTTGTTAACTCTTACAGGTGCATCAATTTTATAAATTGTATCGGCTGTAATGGTGTTGTTTGCAGCTCCCCAAGAACCATGTGTCAGAAATTTAATAGTACCTGTAAAAGGTTGAATAGACCCGCCATGGAAGACATCTGCAATACCGGTGTCGATAAACCAGTCCGCGATTGTCTCGCCTGCTTTGATTAAGAATGATCCGCTATTTCTCCGCCTGAAATGAAGGGTGCATGGGGCTATGGGTTCTTTAATAGTCAGCGTAACACCCGACGCTACAACGATAGCACCGCTTGTCATGAGCGGAGACCCGATGTCAATTGCTCCGGTTATGATATATTCGCCGTCAGGTATGTACAAATCGCTGCCGGACGCAATGGCTGACGAGAATGCGGTAGTATCGTCGGTAGTTCCGTCACCTTTAGCGCCGTAGCTCTTAACGTTTGCGTAGTCAAGAACATTTTTTACATCCTGCTTCAACTGATTGATGCTATCTTGCAAGTTGCTGTCCGCATTCTTCCGGGCCTGTGTCTCATTGTCAATATCCGTCTGAAGCTGGGTGTCGGCGTCCTTCCGGGCCTGTGTCTCATTGTCAATAGCCGTCTGAAGCTGGGTATCGGCGTTTTCCCGAGCCGTTTTCTCTGCGCTCAAGCCCTCATTAAATGCATTGATAAGATAGTGCAGAACTTCATTTGTGGAGCTGCTAACGCAGTTAGAGCCGGGCACGTAGGCATCACCGGCAATCATTGCTTTTGTGACACGTACCAGCGCCCCGTTTACCCAGGCAAGATCGTTGACCGCTCTTGCAGCTGTCGCGGTTGTGCTGTGTCCCTCATCGTTGGGAGTAATTGCCTTTTTGACATCGGCCCAAAGTTCATCGAAATTGCCAATTTTGGTCCAGAACTCGGTACGATCCAGAGAAACACCGGACGGCACCGGCTGTACGGAAAGATAGGCGTTGCCGTGGCTGTCCACAACAACGGTGTTAGCCTCATACTGGCTTGTGATGTCCCACTGAATCGGGTTTGCGTACTTGATCGTGGCCAGGCTGACGAAATTCGTCAGTTTGGTATTGAATTCGTTCAGCGCGTCCATAATCCAATCAAGATTGAGATCATGGAAATTGGTGTAGGGCGCTCTGTGAATAGGATTAATATTCATAAATCACATCTCCTTAATATACCAGCAAACAGAAGTTTGCCCGGATGTCCGTAACGATTTTATGAACTGCATTCTCCATTGCAAGAGTCAACTCTTTGGCAATAAGGTCTTGCGGGTCTCGTCCTGCCCGGCCCTTCTCGGTCACGGTGTCTTTGTAGCCGTCGTGCAATTCGGATGTGTTGTTATCGGTGGTTGTCTGATCGGTGGTGGTCGTGTCCGTGCCGCTGCTGGTAATGGTGTTTCCTGTCCCAAGGGCCGTTGTACTCTTTTCAGCGGTTTGCAATGTCCCGCTGTCAAACCCCGTGACGTCCCGGGTGGTGCTGTCGCTGCCGGTATTCTGGCCGGTGGTGGTCAGGTTAGGTACTCGGGTAGTTGTTCCCTTCACGCCGTTTGTGCGGTTGATTGTGCCGCCGCTGGTTCCTGCATGGTCGGTGGTTCTGGTTCTGTCATCGGATGCCAAAACATCGTATTTAAGGCCCAGCGCCTCGGCGTACCGGGTCCAGCTCGGGAGCATGGTTTCAGAATAGACGCCCAGCGCCCTGCGCATAGTGGGGCCATCCGCGTATAATACCTCCAATTCCAGCGTAACAAACAGTAATTGATTGCAGACAGTTTCTTTAGATACACTGTCAGGGACTTTCAAGTCGTCGAACAGTTGTGGGTATCTTGCCAACAGGCCGTTAAAGCTCAACGTTGCGTGCATCGTTGTTCACCTCCTGCGCCCCAGTGTCGGGCGGAAAACGCCAATCAACCCATAAAGTAGATTTGTCAATTCCAAAGAGCTTGTGGACCCGCTCGCACCCATGCTGCAAGCTATCCAACCATAGCGACGCTTTGGCGGCTGTCTCAACGTTGTTAGAATTGATTTCGTCGGTCAGCATCCGCTCTTTTTTGCTGGTGTTGGTGTTGGGGATGCCGACTTCCGTATCGAACAGGGCTTTAATGGTTTTAAGGGCTGTGAGCAGTTCGTTTGTGATGAAGTTCCCTTTGAGGTCGGTTGCAAAGTACATCCAAGGGGCTTGCCCGGATGCCCCATTTTTAGGCGCTTTGAGCAACGAAGAATCCACGAACACGGCGGGGGCACCCTGCATAATGGCGTCGAACATCTTTTTAAAAGATTCTGCACCGGCCTTGTTGCCCGAGGCGAACACATACGCCAACCGGCTGTTAATTAAATTGCTTTGGATGGTCTGGGCCGCAAGGGCCATCATGTCCCCGTAATAGGCCACAATATCCACCATACCGCGGTAATCGGGCTGCAAATTGATGATCTCGCACTGCTTCCCGATTTGCAAATAGGGGGACCCTTTGATAAAAGGGTTTGCAATGATGGAGTGTGTGGGATTATAAAAAATGTTGATGCCGGTTAATCCCATTCGGTCATATACCAGGCCGTACCGGTCAGTATTGAACACCGTAACACCGCCGGAACCGAACACAAGATATTGCAAGCGGTTACTGGGCCATGTGTCGGGGAGCGTCCAGCGGACCATTGACACAGCTTCAAGGAACAGATATTTGCGGAAATAATAGGATAAGCTGTTGCCTTTGGTGTGCATCACGGAGGGAGTCACCGGGGACACATGGGCGTTAATCTGCTCGTAGCTGTATGGAGCACTCACAACAGACGACCTCCCTTCGCCATCTTAAACAGCAACCATACCGGCAATTTGCCAGTAGGCCACGGACCCGGCCCAGGGTCAGGGCCTCCGCCGGAGTCCCATTCTACTTCCCATGTGCCGACCTGATTTGGGATTCTGATAATGCTGGACGGGTCCCTCAGGTTTCCGGCGGCATCGGCATATTCCCAGTGCGTGTGTATGCCCGTCGCGTTGCCGGTTCTGCCCTGTGTGCCTATAAACTGACCCTTGGAAATGGTGTCGCCCACGTTCCAAATCTGCGAGGCAAAGTGGGCTGCGCGCCAGGTGGTGCCGTCGGCCATCCGTACTTTAATCATGTTTCCCCACGACTGATCACCCGAGGTACTGCCATTCCAGTGCTGCGCCACGACCACAACGCCCGCTTCTGGCGCGTATGCTTTATGGTTGCCGTGTACCGTATCAATGCCCCGATGGGGACTGCCATCCGAGTACGCGGGGTAGCCTGCGGTTACCCGGATGGGGGAAACATCCGTAATGCACTGTTTATATGTCAAGATTAACGCCTCCTACTCATAGAAAAAACCGTTTTCGAGATAGCTTTTAACACTGTCGATCTCTGCCGCTGTGGCATTGAGCGCGATGTCTGGATCATCCACCATAATAAACCCCGGAATACTGGACAACTGTACCCGCTTGCACAAGGGCCGTCCGTGGTCCTCATTGTTGTCGTCCACAAGAATTTTAAAGCGAGCGACCATATACGGTACCGAATCAAAAGCTATTGTAGAACCAGTGGCACCCTTACTTGCAACATCAGCATTGGTTGCTTGTGCAGCATTTAGAATACCGTTTCCAACGTCTGTGAAAGATCCCCCGGTTAATGCTGCTTGGAGACCTCCGAACGCAGCAGCAATACCCGTTTGCAGCAGTCCTCCGCCCGATGGTACATCAAATGTAATATTTGAAAGTTGAATAGGTACCCCGAGTTTAGCGGTTGTCTCGTGTACTAGCTGATTTGTATCAGTAAACATTCGCAAGATACTGTCGCCGGTGAAAAGATCCACCGTATACTGTATAGATAATGTTGTAGCGCCCCACAATTTAGAGGCATCAAGGGGAATTACTCCAAATGGCTGCAAGAAGATAGTGTAGTCCGTGTAAGGGGAGGCATTGCAATACCCTCCACGACTTGCCGCTTGTGGGTGCTTCGGAATACCCACCCTTACAGATTTTATCAAATTATTATTATCTGCTCCCAAAATCCAGCACGGAATGTTTACCGACCACCACCCAACATCTACACTAGAAACAAGCGGTAGATGTGCGGTGATTTCGGCAATACTGAATGGGAAGTAGTTACAACTTACGATATACTGATAGGGATTAAAAAGTATTTTTGTTAAACTGTCACTAATCTCTGCATTGTCTATACTAAGGTACGACACATCGGTTAGTAATTTGGCGGAGAGTTTTTTAGCGTTTCCAGGAGTCATTACTACATAAGTGACAGCTCCAATGGAGTTAGCGGCTTTGGCTATAAATCCAATAACAAAGAAACCTCCGCTGATCGTTTCAGCAAAACCGCCTTGAAAAGCATTTGTGACACTCTGAACGGTAGCTTTTGCCGGGTAAAGGCTGTCTGAAATAGTGCCGTCGTACTGTGCAGACGACCTCACCACGTACTCTGTGGAGCTACCAATCTGGTCACGATAGCTTGCCAGCGTGTCAACAGTCAGCGAGGCATTCCAGAGCCCGTTGGCATACGTCCAATTTTTAACCCAGTAATACCGGCTGAATGTGGGAAGGTAACAATAATTGTACCCGGTGGGGTCGTTTTGTGTGGCAATCTTAATTTCGGGATTGATAATGTTGCAAGGGGCTTTAAGGTCTATTCCGAAACCCTGACCGCCGCTGGGCCGCTTTGTGCTGTTTGTGCGCTTTGCAAACTGATAAAATATAGCTTGCATTTTGCACCTCCTATAAAATAACCGGCGGGCAGATGCCCGCCGGTGCCGGTCAGGACTTAGAGGGGTCCGCGTCCTTGTGCGTGGTGGTTTTCAGGGTGGAGGCTTTTGCCGCCGTGGCATCGCTCGGCACGGTAACGTCGCCAGAGGTCATCAGGAAGAGCACGGCGTTCTCGGTGAAGTCATCGTACCACGACCACCCGTAGTGATACCAGAAGTTTGTATACAGGCCGCGGGCGTTCATGGGGGTAGGAACCACACGAGACAGCTTCGGAGTGTAGCCGATGGCATCCCAGTCCAGCAGGCACCCGAACACATTGGACAGCTGCACCGCAGCATTCTTGGTTGCCACACCGGCGGCGCTGGTTACGACAGGCGTTGCGGAAATGGTCTCGCGCTTGTCGATGTTCTGCCAGAAAGTGACCTGTTCCGCGTCGCGGTATTTCAGCATGTTGTCATGGAATACCTCGGGAATCACACGGGCGTCGATCTGGCTCTGCGTGCCACTGTACAGATAGAGGTGCTGGCGATCATACGGAGTGTGTCGCATGATGTTGTACGTCGCGCCGCCGATCTTCCAGTTCTGATGCCAGTTGATGGACCGCTCTTTCATAAGGCGGGAAATGTCATTGATACGGCCATATGCGTATTTTGCAAATCCCGGGAAGTTCGCTTCTTTGTATACGTCCTGCACGGTCAGTTTCGTGCCCTGCTGGGCGTTGTACTCGTCAAGCAGATAGACGACACTGCTGGGGCTGGTCACCGTCATGCCGGTCAGATGATTGGCCATCAGGTTATTGGCCAAGTTGCGCCGGTCTGCCTCGATCTGGTTCGACAGATGCAGCACGAACGAGGACCAGAACTGCGCCAGTTCCTCGGGGCCTTTGAAGGCCGCTTCCATCTGGGTATCAGCCTGCGTGTACACGCGGCTGTAATTGGTCTGGCCATAGTAGTTAGTTTGAAGGACTTTAGGCTTGTGGACTTCGTACATATCCACGCTCTGACCGTCCTCCAGCGCCCACGCCTTATCGGTGACGGGGTCGCTGTCGCAGAAATTGATCTTTCGTACATGGTTCGACCAGTCGTCGCCGGTGACCTGCAAGCGCTTCATGGGCGCGTCATAAGGGCGAACGGCGAAGATCGTGCGGCCCAGCACCTGGCTGATCGCTTTAGTGTAGTTATCGGTGCCGGTCAGCAGAGTGGCCTGCGCCACCGAAACGAAGCTGGATGTGTCCACGATGGGCGTCGTCGGTTCCTGACCGGTGGCCATCTTATTAATTTCGGTCAAAATTGCGGCAATGTCCGCAAAATCCATACCAAGAGGCATGTTACTTCACTTCCTTTCCATAGGTCGGGTCGATGATTCGGGCCGTCACCGTTGCGGCATCTGCCGCCGGCTGCTGCTGGATGCCAAGGCCCAAGGCATTCGCCTGCAACGTCTGGGTCATAGTCTGCTGGCCCTGCAAAATCTGTTGCAACAGGGTCTCAAGGCCATCGTACTGCGGAGCGGGCTGCGGCGCAGGCTGCGGCGCGGGCTGCGGCACGGGCTGCGGCACGGGCTGCGGCGCGGGCTGCGGCACGGGCTGCGGCACGGGCTGCGGCACGGGCTGCTCCATAGCTTCGATCTCTGCTTTGGTGTATCCGGCCATTGCGAGGGCCGCTTTTTCACTGATTTTCAACTTTAGTCGCCTCCATTACAACGTATGTGTCATGGGCCAGGCATTTAACGACCTGGTCTTTGTCTCCTTTGGACAGAGGGCCCACCGCGCAACACTGCCGCGTGTGAGCGACGTCTGCCCAGTCGCTATAGTAGCCGATTTTCAAACGAGTGCACAGGTCAGCCAGCAGAAATGCACGCTCGTTTGTGATCGACTGGGCGAAAATGATATAACAACCCATTGGTTAATCCCCCTTGAGTTTTGCAAAAATTTTAGTAAGAGGCCCCACCAATTCAGGGTTGATCGTTCCGATATTCTCGATGATGCTGCCAATTTCCATCAAGACAAAATAGGCGCAACCGATGGCCGAGAAAGACACATCGACGTTGACGCCCACAATGGGCAAGTAAAAATCAGCGGCAGCAAGCAACCCCACGGCCAGAACTTCCCCGAGTTTGTGGTAAAATCCCTGGCGCATCACGCTGGAATCGAAACCCGTGGTAGAAAAGGCTTTCACCATGCCACTGACCACGTCCATACCAATAAACACCAGAACTGCCAGAACTGCATAAACGTTCATATAACATCACCTCCCATACAGATACAAGTAAATCCCAGGTTCTTGCGCTGGCTGACGCCTGCCCGCCCCTTCTGGGGGCTGCCTGTGGGCACCTGGGATTACCTTTAATATACACTGCCCGTATAAAAAAGTCAAGTGCCGCAATACTCGCGAAAGAAAATTTCATCCGAATAGCGCTCAAACTCAATTTGCCTCTGCAAATACGCGGGCCAAATATACCCATACGCGGCCCTGAATCGTTTACGCTCATAATCGCCAGTGCCGTATGTGGGCATCTCACCCGACCTGTGGCGGCAAACATAGTAAATGGGTTTGCTCTTATGCTCATAGATGCAGCATCGCCCAATTTGAACAAGGGGGTAGTATTCCCGGAGGGGCCGGGATACAACAAGACTTTTCTCCTCGGCGCTGTACTGATTTTCAATAGCGGACCTATAAAAGTCCGTTCCGGTCATGGACCTGTAGAGGGCCGTATTGGCTTTCTCTTTTGCAATAGGGCTGTCCACTAGATCGATCAAAAGAATCCCTTTATCGGCCAACAGCTTTACGCGCTCTTTCTTGCCGATCATCTTTTCGACTGTATCGGTGATTTCCCACTGCATATAATAGGGGTTTGCCATGCCAACAGCGTTCGACATACACAACAGCGTCAGGGGCTTTTGCCCTTGCAATTCGCGGTTACGGTTGACTGTCTCATAAATGTTGGCAAGGCCCACACCCTCACCCCGCCGGTAATAGTCGGACTCTTCTTTCTGGTACTCATCCAAGATAATTATATTGGTATGGGGGCTTGAAAAACCCCGGGTTCTGGCAAGAGTGACAACACTGCCGACGACTCCGGCCATTTGGGCCGGTTTTATGGGTGCTCCTGTATCAGTGTAGGCCCCTGCATTTCCCACTTCATACAGACCGGCAATTTTTGGCAATTTGAATGGCGCATAATGTGCTTGCAAATCATCGTTCAACGGAGACCACGGCCACATACTGGGCGAAGCGCAAATAAGTTCCGCTTGCTGCGGAGTCCTACGCAAATACAGAAATTCCTCCCCGGTCTGGTGAACGTGCTTTAGCGCTCCATAGGTCTTGCCGGTACCACGTCCGCCCCATATAAAAATGATGGATGCCCCGGTGGACAAGATGCCGTCATCCTCGGAGAAATTAGGCCAACCGTCTTCGGTGTAAAGTTTAATCATCTTGTACCCCCCTAAAAACACATACCATGGAAGGGAACGGAGCACTGTTTCTGCTTCCTCCAAACTTTAGTCTTCCTCTAACAAAACGGATCTCCGCTCTCCGGTAAATATAATCGTGGAACCATGCGGTGTCGGTTCTAGCGGGCAGCAGCATCACCACAATGGCTCCGGTCTGTGCGCTCATATACGCTTTTTTGACCCACTGGCCAACCTGTCTGCCATACGGCGGATTGCACCAAACGCGCCCATTCCACGGCATGCTCAGGCCGTCTTGCTCTGGAGAATAAAAGTTTATACACTTGGTATTCTCTGGTGTCGCACAAGCGTCTAATGTGAAATCAAACTCCCGGTTTAGCTTGTCGAAAAATTCTTGTGGAGTTTCCCACAGTCCCGTTTTGCTTGTAAACAATGCGTTGTTCATTATGTAACCTCCATGATCTTATACCCGAGTATCTTTGCATACTCGTCCGTGATGCCGAGTGTATAGGTATTATCACAAATACACAAATTGCGGGTGATGTGGACTGTATGTCCATCTACCACAAAATCCGGCACGTTTGGACGATCATTATAAATAACCTGATTTCCTGCCGCCAAACAAAAAATAAACCCGGGCTTGAACACTTCAAAACCACCCCACAGAGCCAGCTCCAAACCGCCTTTCCGCTTGCTAACTCCTGCTATGGTAGTAGTGATTGGCCCGCCTTTTTTATAGGTATTCGCGTATTTTTTAGCGCCCCACGTCATGAACTCCGCATAGCTGCGCTCCTGCTCGTACACGCCCATATAATGAATATTGCCTTTGGGGTCGGTAGCACACGCGCCATTATCTTTTGCAAGCTGCTTCACAGATTTGTTAAACTCCGCTAAATCAATATTGCCCATGTATTTGACGCTATCAGTGTCGCAGTACACGCCATTTTTGCCCGCGGCCCATTGCGCTATTTTTAGGCGCTTGCGGGTGTGAGCGGTTGTCCATACGCCCCATTGGTAAGGCAAAAACAAGTGGGGGCGATGCTCGTTATAACTGCCCTCCGGGTCGTCGGTACACTCGCTCCACAGATTGTCGGGGTCGTCCTCGTCAAAAAGTGTGTCCAGCTGCAAGGGGTCTTGTGCGGTCATGCCGTAGTAGCTATTGAGATCGCCCTTAGCCTTAACATAATACAAATCTTGACCGGCCACACCTTTAAGGGATGTCTTACCGGTATAGCTCTCTTTTACACAATCCGTCAAGGGCTTCGGAAGTTTGCCATAATCGGACGTGTACAGGTCCATAACGTTAAGGGCGTCCCAGTCATATTCTTTGGCAATAATTCTAAAATCTATATCGGTTATGGTGATCTCGAAATGTTCAGCAGACAGCAGACGGCCATTGTCGTTAATGTATCCTTCACAGTGCTTAACCTTGGCGAGGGGGATGTAAGGAAAACCCCACCATTTAAACCGTTGCCGCAAACCTTTTACTTGCAAGCGCATCAAGCAAGCCTTGCCGTGCCTCATACATTGCATCAAACGCTCTACGGTGGCCGGTTCCTGCCTAAATGGAGTCATAGGAAAATAACATTCACATTGTACGGCAGGATAGGCGCTCGACATATCCACGGAACCGACGTTCTCCAAATGGAGACCTACATAATACCGATTTGCATGGGTGTCACCGCCACGAAACGCTTCCCGCAACATTTGGTATAAGTCCCACGACGGCAAAAGGCGCTTGACCCGTTTAATGCCCCATTTATACATTGCTTCTCGGGCCATTCGCCGGACGTAGCCCGTGCGCGTTAGTGGTAGAGTATACAGGTCGTCGCCATCTCGGTTCATCTCGATTAGCAGGCACTCCACAATACACCTGACATCATTTATACAGTACGCTAATTCTGTAGACGTTAAAGGCGTCCATGGGTAACGAATCTTTGAATAATCAAGTGCCCCGGTCAATTTGGCATGAGGGGCACCCAGCTGTTTGCCCCAGGCATCAAGAGACAAATTGCTATGCCTCATACTACATCGGTACTCAATAGCGCGATTGTCGCATTTTAAGACCCTGCGTGGCTTGCTGGCGAACACATCGCCCGGGCTAAAATCCAGAACACCCGACAAATATTGAAATTCATGTGCTAGATTGTGAACGTACATACACAGAAACCAGTCACCCTGTGGGCCGCTGTTTGCTTGCAAGTAATCGCTGATTGCCCCCGTAAAGTTCAGCCACTCGTCCCATGTCCTACCAATAATGGTAATATCCAAACCGAGTTGACACTGCCAAATATACATTATGGTGTGGGGATTGTCGTTTGCATCAACACATACTCGGCTAGTCTCAATATCAAACGCGCACGGCATATTTACATATAAGCGCCTCTTGTTCGTTTTGCGCTTCTTGCCTTTTGTGTGTTTGCGGTCTAAATGCTCCATAAGCCACGGGACAGGGTTATAATTACAAACCTCCGCCAAAACCTCCGCGCAGGTCGGCGGAACTGCTGCCATCGCTGTAGTCCCATTCTTCACCGTAGTTGACCTCACCTTGCTGCCACTTTGCAAAATCGTCGATACTGACATTGTAGCCACCTTTCTCGCGCCAGTACATAACCGGCTGGTCGGACGGATAGTAATATACGCCCGAGGCTTTCACGATCTCCCACCATTCCGACAGGGCCGTGTACTGATCCTCGGGCACGTCGGCTACATCAATACCGCCAACTTTCATTTTTTGCGTAAATTCTTCACGTGCTCCGCCTACGGTGGAACCTTTAGAACGCACAAAACGCGCTACATCTGCGAGCGCCTGTTCCAATGCTTTACGGTCTCCGCGCATTGCCTTTAGAGTTGGGAAACCTCCGGCAAATTCTTTATAAACGTCGCTTGTGCCGCTGATGGGGTCCGCGGATAGGCGCTTAATACGCTTCTGCGCAATGTCGCGCAGTCGAGTGTATTCTTTGCGCATCTGATTATCTGGCCAAGACTCCAAGGCATAGGGGGTATACAGCTCGGAACTGTATTTAAGGGTTGCACTTGCTTTAGCTGCGCCTACTGCCATGCGTCCCACGCTCCTTTCTATTCATGATCTTATCATACCAGTCGAGGGGGTCTGCTTCAATGCCCAATCCGTTGAAAATGATTTTGGCCCATTCAGAGCGGAAAAACTTGACATCTTTTTCTGTTACTCCACTATATACAATGGCAGAGGCAAGATATATCATGGAATCATCGCAGTTCATCAAGGATAATCTGTTATCTTTACTTTTCATGGTACCACCTATAATAAATATGGCCGCCGCATGTGCGGCGGCCATTGGTTAGATCAAACCAGGTTCAAAGACAAAACCTGGCCTTTTTTGGTGCTGATCAACACAGGTTTGATCTGCACAGGTTCCGTCCACGTATCAGGATTGCCGAGCAGCGTAAACATCCGCTTCAAAGACTGATACACGCCCACGGAGACGCAGCTGTAGGACTGCCCGTCCGCGGCAATGAGGACAATGCGGGGTGCAATCGTCTTCCCCTCGGGGACATCGTCCTTACTGACCTCCACGCACTCCACGGACACATGGACCAGCGACAGTACCTCATTAACGTGCTCCTTTAGCTTGTTGACGGGGTTGCTCGTTGCATTGTAGAATGCAACTGCGGCAGAGCGGTCAGAGAGGTTCATATCGGTGTACCCAAGTCCGGTATTCATCACATCGGACACCGTCATAGCAGCACCACTGTTTTCGGACTTCATCATTGCTTCAGACATAATATATAACTCCTTTCATTATATGCCCTGTCTCATCAGTACCGGGTGGGCATTCCCGGTAGACGGCCCGGAGGCCGTTTCGACTAGTGCTGAAAAATTTGTGCATATTTTCGATACATGGCCTGTACCCCGTCACGCACAAGAGCAGAACCCTGGTACATTAAACTAGCCGCGACGCTGTTATCTTTAATACCTTCAAGCGATTGGACGTGCTCATTACAATGGACAAGAGCCTGCCGATAACCGGACAACCATGCGTTATCTTTCTCGGCTCTGCTAGCGGTTATGGCGTCCTCATACTCGCACCACGTCAATTTGCCGTCTGGGTGAATCTCGATAATAAATTTACGCATCTCCATTTGTTGCGTCTCCTTCCTGTAAAATGTTCAGAGTCTTTGCAAGACTAACAAGCATCTTAATACTGTCGATGATGTCATCCGCGGTCAGTTTTTGCAGGTTCTCACCATCAAGAGTAATGTTATCATCGGTTAAAGTGATTTTAATAACGATTTCTTTTTTCATTGGATAACCCCTTTCGTTCTTTCATGTCTATATTGTACCATACACTAAATTGTATATGTTGCTATTTACATTGTAAAAATTGCTGTACTCCCCTGCCCTGCCAGGTGTGGGCACTATATTTTGTGTCTATTGGCAGATTGCACAAAGTTTTGGACGTTGGGGAAGAAATTTTTGTGCAATCTGCTATT